TTATCCATAAAATTTCACGATTTCGTCAAGCGGTTTAAACGTCCGCAGACCCGGCTCTTCCGCCGCCCTGCCAAAGGGCATCTGCGCGACCAGCACCCAGCTTTCCGGAATATCCCATTCCTTTGCGGCATCCGCATCCACAAGCGGATTATAGTGCTGGAGGGACGATGCGATCTCCCGCTCCGCAAACGCAAGCCATACCGCATATTCCAGAATCGCGTTATTGTGTTGCGCCCACGCGTCGAACTTATCCTCATACAAGGGAAAATCCTGTTTCAGTTTTTCTGTCTCCGCCGCGTCCTCATAAAACAGGACCGTTCCATTGCCGCCGCGGAAGCCGTCCAGCTTTTTCTGTGTCCGCGCGAAAGCGTCCGGCGGCGTTACAAGACGCAGCTCCTTTTCCGCAATATCCCAAAATTTCCCGTGCTCCTCATTCATAAGCACGACCAGCCTGCTGGTCTGCGCGTTATACGCGCTCGGCGCATGACGTGCCAGCCCGATCGCTTTTTCCACCGTTTCCCGTGTAATCCGGCTGTCTCTTTCAAGCGTACGGATCGAGCGCCTTTTTTCCATGACCTCATCAAGTCTCGCTTTCATTTCGTTTACTCCTCGTAAATTTAAAATCCTTTTATAGAGCGACTTTTAGTTACATTTGTTAGTTACGTGTTAGTTACCGTTTTAAGTTTGCATATTAAATTATATCATAATAAAACGTATTCCGCATTTGAAAACAATTTTCCTGTAAAAAATTGCACATAAAAGGCCGCCCCTATTCAGAGCGGCTCAGGCGTTCAATGTCCGCAAACTTATTTTTCCATTGTATTCCTTCTTGTTCTCATAAACTTTCGGGGCAGGAACCGACCTTCCGCTTTTCTGCTGCACTTCTATCCACAGATTTAACTACACCCGGTACAAGAATTTTCCAGAGTTCGAAGTGCTTTTGTTTCTCGCCCTTCTCAATACAATCGAGACGCTCATCTACATTCAAGACTTTATCAGCCAGTTTTTCAACCGATATCGCAAGCGAGTTGGTGGCTTTGGTCAGGTCTTTGATTTCCTTCTGCTGCTCAAACAATGTCCTGATCTGCTGTTCATGTCCTTTGACTTCTTCCCCGATGACGATTATTTTTTCTGTGAGCTGCTTTGTGTCCATGCTTACCCCTCTGCTTTCTCTCCGCCCTTGATTCTCCCGATGATTTCAGACACCGCAGAACTGCCGGACATCAACACCAACGCCGTCAGGATAATACCGCCCGTGGACGATACCTCAAACAGATCCATTGCAAATACCAGATCAAGCCCAAAGCCGAAAGACAGACCGAAAGCAAGTACCGCAGACACACCGACCGTGATAAATTTACCGTAGCTATGACCTTCCCAAAGCTCCTTAAACCTGTCGATCACGTACCACATGATGATGCTTAAACCAATGATTAAACCTAACATTATATTATCTCCCTTCTATTCCCACAAAATAGCCCATGTCTTCGAGCCTATAACCCCGTCCACTTTTCCGATGTCCCGACCTTCGTTCTTGCGCGCCCGCTGAAAACGTCTAACTGCCGCTTCGGTGTTAGAACCAAATACGCCGTCCTCTTTCCCTGCGTTTGCCTTATGCCTGTTTAACCGCGCCTGTGCCTGTCTCACGTCTTCACCCCTTGATCCATTGCGTAGGTTGCGCGTAAGCGTCGGAACGTCCTGCGCGGGGGCTGTGGGCTGTGGTGCCGGTGTAGACGGTGCACTCCCTCCGGCAATAGACAGGATCGCGTCCGTAATCCCCTGAACGATCTCATTAAACTTGGCGTCAAACAGGGCATTATCGTTTTCATTGTCGATAAATCCGCACTCTATCGTCGTTGCGGGCATGGTCGTGTGCGATAAGACATACGTATTCCTATCCTGCACCTTTACGCCGCGATCACGGAACCCAACGCCCAAAAGGGCATTCTGGATTGCCTGCGCCATATTGCGGGATGTTTCGCTTGCCGTGGATACGATCAGGCACTCAACACCCTCGCCGCCTCCCGCGTTGCGGTGAAAGGCAATGAACAGGTCCGCACCCCACAGGTTCGCGTTTTTTGCAATGTCTTTCACCGGAATCAGATAATCCGCGTTCCGCTCCAGCTCCACGGTGTGTCCCGCCGCTTTCAGCTTGTCCGCCACTGCGGACGCATAACGCAGATTGTCCGCCTTTTCCGTTCTTCCAAACGCTGCGGCCCCGCTATCGCTGCCGCCATGTCCCGGATTGATATAAATTTTCATACTCTTTCCTCCAGTCCGCCTTGATTTTTTTGTTCACGATACTATACCCCTTTCATAGCGTTTTCGAATTTCCCGCTTGCGCTCTGCGCGCCATGCGCTGCTCATGTACGGGGTTGCGTCCACCGCCGCCAGTTCCTGCTGCATCGTTTCTTCGCGTATCTTATCCCCGCGGTCAAGCAATGCTTCCAATGTTTCCCATACAGGATTGCTTGATTTGATCGTCGGTGTTTTTACATTGGCCCGCAATTCGTTCCATACAGCATCCGGTATCTCTTGTGATACTGCGGCGGATTTTACGCTCGACCTTCTGCCGCTCGACATTCTGCCGCTCCTTCCGCGTCTGCTGGAACCGCCGGACGATCCTCCCGTCTGTTTCCCATCCTTTGTTTTGCCGCGCGAAACTTTCACCCATCCGTAAAGCGCATCTTTTTGCTCATCTGAAAGCGAAAGTCCGTTCACATAATCCCTGATCTGCGCATTGCGTTCGCTTTTGGAACCGACGCTCGAATATCCGAAAATATACGCATCAATATATGTGCCGTTGTCGATGTTCATATCTTCTTCGGCAACGCGCATCTTGCCCTTCGCGGTCTTTCCCATCACAAAGTTTTCCACAAGGCCGGAAAGCTGCTTCCCGTCAAACCCCAATTCCTGCAAGTATGCCACCCTGTCCTCTTTCGCACTGATTCTGTCGTCAATGTACGCGTAATCCTCCGGGGTCACCCCAATGGAAGATATCTTCGTAAGCGTGTCTCCTTTGTAGTTCGGGATATCATATCCCGCCGCCTCTGGGATCGTCGTCGCGGATGTGTTTTCCACTCCCGCCGCCTCCGGGATCGTTGCTCCTGCCATGTTATTTGCCCCTTTTGCAGCGGCGCTTTTTCCGCCTCCGAACATTTCATATAAAAATGCCCTTTGCCTTTCCTTTTGCTCCTTGCTCCCGCTTAAGGCCAGCCTGTCAATCGCATCCCGTACCTTCTTGCCCTTGGTTCCGCTTATTGTCTCTCCGTTTTCGTCTTTATCCCCTTTGATTCCGTATGTATTTTTATAGGCGTTTATCAGCGTCATTTCCCCGATCCCGTAATCCTCTATGGCAGCGTCCATATCTTTTTTCAGGGAATCAGTCCATACCATATCGTAATACAGCCTATATTTTTGGGTGGCGTCGAGGTCGGTTAATTTGTCGATCTCGGCAATTAGTTTCTTGCCTGCGCTGCCTTTTATCAAATCTCCGTTCTCGTCTCTGTCCCCTTCCACCGCGGCAATGTTTTTTATAATTTCTTCTGCCCTTTGCGGCTTCACCCCGCCGTTCACAAGGTTCGTGTGTGCTGCGGTATGTCCCGTCGAAAGTCCCTTGAAGCCGCCGTTCACATACTCCTGCCCGCCTTCCGTGGCATATTTCCCAAACACCAGCGCACGAAGGATGTCAATTCCGTCTCCGTCCGTTGAAAATTTCAGCTTTCGGTTTCCGTCCTTGTCCACCCCATATTCGCCGCCCTTCGCAATTGTCTGCGCGCCTTCCACGGCCTTTTTTGCCGCGCCTCCGCCTCCCGGAGGCGCAATATACCATACAGGTTTCAGAAGTTCCTTCCCTAGCTTGTCTTTTGCGGATTCGCTTCCCGTCGCGACGTCTCCAATGTTTTTCGCTATATCCGTAAGGCTCCCGCCAAACGGGATCGCAGACGATACCGGCACGCGTCCGCCGCCGATCAAACCTCCTACAAATGGAATCTGTTCCGCCACATCCGAAACGAGGTTTGTTGTCGCCTGCGCTTTTGACATATTTTCGTCGCTAAAATCTTTTGCCGCACTCTGTACGATTCCAATCGGATCAAATGCTGCACGCCGTCCAGTCATTTTCTCGTACATCTCGTTATACAGCCACGCGCCTACGCAATACTTCAGTAATCCCAATGCAATCGTAAGGGCTGCTTTTCCCCCGCTCCCCTTTGCTGACCGTGGCAGGTCCTTAAACAAATTCCTATACTGGTTGTTTACCTCAAGTTGAAACATTGTCAGCGTCTTTACCAGCGGATTCTTCGCATTGAAAAGCGTTGGCATTTGTCCGTAGCTTCTATCCGCCAGGATGTTCGCAGCCGTTTGGTTCGCGCTTCTCATGGCTTCTTCCGGCGTCGATCCGGCTTTCATTTCCTCCGAATACTTTGCGCGCACGATGGTCTCAGAAACAAACTGGTCGATCCATTCCATCGGCTTCACGCCTGCGTCTGAAAACTTCTGCAATGCGTCTTTTGACAGCGCATCCGTTCCCCTGCGGTTTACGAGAAAATCTGAACCTTGTACAAATCCATCACTTTTTGCCCAGTTTTTGATCGTATCCTTTATACCCTTCAGCATGTTTACGGTTTTGATCTGTCCGTGCGCCTGCGTAAGCGGTATGAAGTTCGTGAGCCACGATCCCACGTTATACCCGATCATGTTGGACGCAACCCTGCCTTGCAGTTTTCGCATGACCGTATATGCCTTGCGGTTCCCCATTTGCTCCATCGCACGGTCAAGCGTCGATTTTTTCCCCGCAAGTCCGTTGGTGTATTCATGCAGCCACGAAATATAGTTGGAAAGATTGCTGTCCTTCACATTCTTTAGCAGTTCTTGTATATCGCTTTGTTTTGATTCTGACGTCCGCATCGGGTCTGCATTGATCTCATCGATCTTTTTTTGGATCGTTTCGTCTGCATGCCGCGACCGCAGGGCCGTTTCCAGTGCGCGTAATCTCTGAATATCATCCGTATGGAAAATAACATCCTTGATCCCTCGAATATATCCGTCAAATCCTTCCACCGCGTCAAAAGCAGTTTGGTTTCCCTTTCGTTGCTGAAAATTTGCAAACCACTTTGTTCCCGGTTTAAAAAACTCTGTGATCCCGGCAATACCTTCTGGGATCGCATCCACACCTGTGATATCGATCCCGAATGCCGCAAGCGCCTTTTCCTTCGTTGTCATTTCATTGAAGTGTGGAAAATAATTCGCCCGTGGCATGATGGGCGCATATCCATTCCGCACCCGCGCATCATTTGCCATTCCCATGAGCTCGTCGTAAATCCCCCGGAAGGTGTGCGCCGCACGCTTCACTTTGTCCGCGTCTATCTCCTGGCTTTTTTTGAATTTCTTTTGATACGTGCTGTCTTCATTCCGGAACGTAATCTCCTTAAACGGCTCCCGCGCATAGCCCAAAAGATCGGCGCCCGAAATAAGCCCTTCCCCATATGCCTGCACAAGCACGGCTTCTGCCTTATTGAGATTAAGGGCCTTTATTTTCTCATTCAGTCCACTTATATACCGCGTTGCCTTGGCTTCGTTTTCCGAGATCGGGTCAAAATACTCTCTCTGTAATCTCTGCGCTCCTTCCGCATCGTTTTTCCCCGCCACATCGATATTGTTCCGGTACGCCGTTTCCGTCGCATAAGATATCCCCAGCTTCTTATCCTTCCACGTGTCCGATGAGGCAATGACTTCCATCGCATGTTCCCGTGCTGTCTTCCGCAGATCCGTGCGGTATTTGTGCATCACTTGTTCCGCGTTCCCGCGTTTCTCGTACGCCTTCGCCCACTCTAAAACCTTCGGGTCGCCGTTGAACTTGCTCAGGTCGTAGTCCCCACGCGCTATTTGCCTGCCCGCTTTCTTTTCCTGTTCCGATAATCCCAGCCGCTTATCCACCGCCTCAAATTCCGCCGCGGCGTCCTTGTGGATCAAGCTTGCCGCCCTGAACTCTTCCGGCGTAATCGTGTTACCTTCTTTGAGCGCGCCTGCCAGTATACGTGCTTGCTGATCCTGTTCAGTCTCCGCCGGTGCAGCATCGTCCATCGGTTTTGGTATGTACTCCCGCTGCCCTGCTGGTATATCCGCATCTCCTATCTGCGGGCTTTCCTCTTTTATGCTGTATTTCCTGTTTACATCGCCGTCCGTTTGGGGTATAATAGCCGCCTCCGCCTGTGCCTCCGGCATGGCAGAAAGCGCGCGTTCAAATAACCTCTGCGCCCGTCGCAGGTCCTGATACTCCCGTATGTTTCGAAGAGCCGCCTCGTCGCCCTTGAAGAACGCGCGTATCTTGCGGATTGCCGTCCTGATGGAATCGTAAATACTCTGCGCCATGCCGCGGCTGCCCGTCACAAGCGCTTCAATATCCGCCTCGCTCTTGTAAAGGTTTCTCGTGTAATCCGCCACGATCTCCGCCACGGCGTCCGCGTCCGAAAGATCGATGCCGCGCCGGACATACTGCTCCTGCTTCGCTTCTACGGCCTGCCGCAATGCGTCCGTATCGTTTCCAAACAGCCTTTGAACGGCATAGTCGCTGTATGCTTTGTAATGCTCGCTTGCCTCCGCAGCATGCGCGAGCTCATGCGCCGTCACCCCGCCGATCACATCCGCGCGCGTGGAATCCGGCGCGAAATGAATGGTGTTCGTGCTCTGGTTATAGAATGCCTCCGCGCCTTGCGGCAAGTCTCCAATCACCGCCTTCACGCCGCGCCCAGCCACGAGCTTGTCCAGAAACGTCTGGTCTGCCGTCTTTTCCACGTGCCTGTGGTTGTATTTGCCCGCAATATCCGCCTTATCTTCCGGGTGCAGGTACGCGTCCACCGCCCGGCGTACGCTTTCCCTGTGTAGGATTTCATCGATTGTAATACGTGTGTAGCCGTTTTCCCCCGGGGCAATTGCAGTATATTCGCTTCCGTCCCGCGCGACGATCACAACCTCCCGCCCGTCTTTGAGCTTCACCGTTTCGTTCGGGTCATATGCCCTCTGCACACCCGCCTTATCAAGAACCGCATTGGCGCGTGCCTCCGCCGAAATTGCGGCTTCATTCGCCTGCGCAAGCGATCCCGCTTCAAAGTTAGAGGCGTTTTTCCCTGCCTCCAGCTTCCCCGCCAGCCTTTGTGCCTGCCCGTATGCCGACGTGTCCGGGTTGCTCGCAAGCCCTTCCTGCACAAGCGCCTGCATCACGTCCGGAGAATTGTACGCGCGCCCGGATTGCACAGTCCGCACTCCCCCGGAGATATCCGAAGGCGCGTTCATTACAAGCGCCATCAAGGCCCCCATGACTGCCGCCTCCCACTTGTCCTGCGATACCGGGTTAAGCTCGTTGTTTTCGTCTAAGATAATATTCTGCATAACCGGATCAAGGTTTTCCTGCAAATATTCCTCCGCCGCTTCTGATCCCATGTTTCCGAGGATAGAAAGTCCTTTTGCCGCCGCCGGATTTTTTGCCGCTTTTTGGGCGGCGCGTTGAAGCGCGGACGAAAGGCTTTTTGACCCTCCCGTATTGGCAATACCGCCCAAAAGATACTGCATCCCCGCCTCGCTCGCAGCGTTCGCCAAAGCATAGCGCTGTGCCTCACCGGGCGCATATCCCTGCTGAACCGTGTCCGCATACGTGCCGCCATAGGTGCGTGCCGCCGTATATCCTGCCGAAAGCGCCGCACCCGCGCCGGGAGCCATAGAAACCGCCGCCGTCGGTATCATCGGAATCATGTTGTAAATAAAATCATTAACGCCCTTTTCCACGCCTTCGAGCCTTTGCGCCATCTTTTGCTGTCCGCGCTCAACAATACCCGCGCTCTCTACGTCCTCGCTGCCCGCAATGGCCGCGGGGATATTCCGTATTGAACGCCCGACATTTTTACCCGATCCTGCGACTGTCGTAAGCCCCCGCACCACCTTCTTGAGTCCTTCGTTCTCAACATCCTCGATGTTCTGATCCACGATATCCGAAGCGCGTTCAATAAGCTGCGGTTTCAGGTGTTTTATATATCTGTCTGCAACATCCTTATTTTTTGCCAGCCAATACCTGTAAGTGTCGATCTCGTCCCGCGTCATCGCGATGTATGCCGCCGTATCACGTCCGCCTAAGGCTTCGTCCCGAAGTGTATCTAGCGGGGTGTATTTCCCATTCAATACGCGGTTTACATCGCTTGCGACCTGCGCGCCCCTCGCAACGTTTTCCTTGTAGTCTGCCGCGCCCTGTGCCGCATATTGGTATCCTGCCGCGTCGTATGCGTCTGAATAGAATTTCTTATCTGCGTTAAGCGCTGCCCTTTGACTCCCTACTGGTGAAGATGTATGTTGTTCCTGTAACTTGCGGTATGCCTCCGCATCTGCCTTGATCTGGTCCGTAACGATCCCGTTTGCCATCGCGTCAACAGCTTGTTTTCCTCGAATGACCACCGGGTCGTCCTCTGCAAGCATGGTTTTGAGCGCTGATTCCTTTGTGGCGCTTTCCTTTTTAGACCCGGACGAAAGTGCGGAAATATCCCGGTCTATTGCGGCGATCTCGCCGCCCTGCTGCTTCATGATGGAAGAAGCTTGCCGCGCGCCAAGGCTTACGCTGTCCGCTTTCCTCTCCTTGTTCTTTTTGATCGTGTCCAGCGCATCGAAAATTCCAGTCAGGCTCCATATCGGTTTAAAGTCCGCAGGTTTGTTTCCCCGTTCCTGCCATGCGTAAGGGTCTACGTTGCGCACCTGATCCTTTTGGTTGCGATAGGCATTGTTCCAATAGGGGGCACGTTCGGGCGCGCTCGCCTTTTGTGCGTTTCGGGCCTCCCATCTCGCTTGTGATGCGGTTTTATAGCTCTTCGGGCGCACGCTCATTTCGTCATTCCCTGTTTTGTATACAGGCTTCTTGGCCGCTCCCTTGCCGCTGTGTTTTTCTTCCAGATATTCGTTGTTTCTGCGAAGACGTTCCGCCGCCTCGCGCTGTGCCCGTGTCATTGCCATATTTCCGTTCTCCGTTTATCCGTGTATTATTCTGATTCCCAGCCTGTTATTTATACCGGTTCGCACCACCTGTATAATATTTCTTTGATCCGCCATAAGAACGGTTTTGCCACGCATAAGGGTCCAGCCCTTTGTCTTTGCTTTTGTTTTCCACATTAACGCGGCTGGTGTACGAACCGCTGCCGGACTGGTCATCTCCGCTTCCTCCCCCGCCGCCATAGCTGCTGCGCGCGACTGCGGCGGCCGCCGCCTGCCGCTGGCGTTCCTCTTCCTCAAGCGCCTGCTGGTATTTAACCTGTGCAAGCGTCAGTGCTTGGTTTCGTTTCTCGCTGTCAAGCTGTGCCATCATCTGCGCATACTTGCTTCCGAGCGATGCAAGGTTTGTATTGTAATTGCTCGAAAGTGAGCCGGTCGATTCGTCATAAGAGGCCTTGGCCGTGTTCCGGGCATTCAGGTAATTGTTATACAGGTTATTGAGCGTTGTTTCTGTCGCGCCGCCGCGTATGCCCTGTGCCGCAAGCTGCGACGGCATATCCCGCTGTGCCTGCATCCGCGTGATATATGCCTGCTGGTTGGCGTTCCAAAGGCTCTTATCTAATATGCCCTGCTGTCGGTTGCGCTCCTCGTCGAGCGCCTTTTGTTCCGCCGTCCGTTGTTCTTCAATTTTTGTATAGTCCGGCTGATACGTCTCTGACAGCTGTGTCGTTGCTTCCTTTAAAATCTGATTAAGGTCTGCCATGATCTATCCCTCCAATCCGTTAATTTCTTCCTGCGTGAGAATCCCTTTGGAAACGAGCAGCGCCGAAAGCGCGTCGAATTTTGCAGCTTTCGCTTTAATCCCATTTATCTCCATTTCATGTATCTGCCACCCGGCCACAGTACGCGAAATCAATTCATTGCTGTCAAATCCTTCTACTTGCTCATTTCCATCATCATCCGTGCCATACGTTGCCATGCGCCGGTCTATCTCTGCAAGCTGTTCTGCAAGAAATCCCGTGTGTACCTTATCTGGATCGTCGCATTCACACAATGATGTAAAGTTGACCACAAGGATTTTTAATAATACTTTCCTGATCTCTTCCAAGTCTGCGGCGTTGATATTCGTCTTCCACCGCTGCGATGATGTAGAGCGGTAAAGATGATGGCCGCTTGCGCTGTCGGAAATATGAGTGTTCGCCGCCGCCGTCGTTGTACGGTTATATGTACCCTGCGATTTCAGCGCGTCCGTCGCGTTTATCGTTGGTGCGACAACCTCTCCCGATGACGATATACGCAGCGGCGACGCCACAACGCTTGTTGCAGCGCTATTATATACGTGAAAATGTAGATTATTTCCGCTGTCATAGTGAATCCTGAACTGCCTTGACCCGCCCGTAAACCACAGTGAACCATCCACTACATCTATTTTGAAAAAAGGCGATACGATTCTTCCACTTGTGACGCTTCCGCTTGCGTCAAGACTTCCATCTAATATTTGTGCTCCGCTATTTTTCAATACTTTCGCCAGTTCTTGTACGAGTTCGTCAATCAGTCCGTTATACTTTGGCATAATAACGTCCTTGCTCGGCCCGTCGATCATCCCTTTCACATATTCCGCCTGCCCAATCACCTTGTCCGGCAGGGCTTCCGCGCCCGTAGACGCAAAATCTGTTTCTGTCAGCTTATAATCCGCAACCGCCATTATCTATCACTCCATTCTCCGTGTCGAAATCCGCCTCTTCCCTCGCCGTCTTCTGTTGTCCGCGGCTTCGTCTTCCCTGTTTTCTACTCGAACCACCGAAACCATTCCATTGGGTTTTGGCAGGGCCTCCTGTAAATTCATCCTACCCTTGCACTCTTCGGACGGCACTACCTCTTAATCGGGTTCTTCATCTTATACTGTACCCGTATTTCATACAGCCCCAGCCCGTCATTCAGCGCGTCGTTTTTCACGATAATCTGAAACATGCGGGCCTTGCGCTCCTTTTTGCGCGCGGGAACAAACGTCGGATAGGGAAGTGTGCCGAAATCTATGTTGTCGAAGTCAATATCGTTCCAGTCAAAGGTTGTGTTCATGGAAAACCCCTTAACCATTTTTTCCCCGTCCATTACGTAATAAATCTGCCCCGACGCGGACGCAAACGGCATAACCAGCACGCCCGTTCCCGGTTTGTCGATCCGTTTAAACGAGGAGCAGTCCCCCAGCGTGTCCATCTTTGTCGCCCACGCACACGAGATCGCCCTGCCGTTGTCTGAATATGCCTCCATACCGAATTTAGATTCTGTCTTGAGCTTGTGCAGTTCCCCTTCGTCTGTTCCGATATATAACTCTCCTTCGTATTCCAGCGCGCACCGCGCAGGCACGTCCGTCCAATAAAACCATTCGTACCCGAAGGACTTTGACGGATTTACATTTTTTTGCCTCGCGTCCGCAATATATACGCGCCCGTTTACAAATAGGTAATAATATCCTTTAGAAACGCAGCATACCGCTTCTTCCAATCCCGGTTCCTTTGTCAATTCGCCGTTCACGTAGAAGCTTCTCACCTGCGCCGTCCGCTGTTGCGTCACCTGTGAGGTGTCGAGGCCGAATACTCCATCCTTCGCCAAAAACAGATTGTCGTCATACAGCGTTCCAAAACACCACCGCGAGACCGCGCCCACGCCCGCAAGCCCCTGCTGCGTCGTAAATATGGTATCGCTCCCGTTCAACGTCGCTGAACGCTTGAAAATACTCGCGTCCTGATCGTTGGCCTGTTTAATAATCATCAGACTGTCGTACTGTTTCAAATAGCCCATAATGGCGTTGTTTTCCGCGCCTACGACCGTATAATTCACATCCGGGAAATAATCCGCTTTTCCGCTCCATGAATACCAGTCGTAATTACGGTATTTATTGTTCCCGGAAATAAAAATGCGCGAATCACTGCCAATCCCGTAAAATGTGTTGATCGTACAGTTCTTCACCCGTTCCGCATACCCGGACACCCGCTTTGAAAATGTGATCCGCACGTTATCGTCACCCGTCGAAGCCACTGGCGGCGCGGCGGAGAACGTCACCCGTCCAGCCACGAGGTCCGCGGTATATCCCGTTACGTTCTGCCAGCTCCCGCTTGCGTCTATCTGCTCGCATTTCACGATAGAGTCGATGTTTTTCGTATCGAGTTGAAATACCGTCGATCCCGTTTTCCAAGCAAACTGATTGATGCGCTTCGGCTGCAAGAGATTCACAGGCTCATGTTCCGTCCCGCCCCCCGCAGGCTGCATTGCAATCCGCGTAGTTGGTACATAAGCACTTGCTTCCACCTGCGCGGCACTTCCGCTGCCGCTGTATGCAAGATAGTTCTCTCCGTCGAGGATATATAATTTTCCCCCATATACAAAACTCGTACTGCGGGCATTATTCATGGACGCATAAACACTTGTGCTCGTACCGTCTTCCACGTTTACATCAAATAGCCCAGCGCCCGCATGTACAAGCATTTTCCTTACTCCATCGCCATTCAGATAAGCGTGTATGCCGTTTATTCTCCCGCCCAGCGAGTCGCACACCTTTGTAAACCCTGTACGCTTGCACGGGAATCCGCTCAGGTCTGCAATCATGTTTGGCGCGTACGGGCTGCGTGAATCGTCTATCTCCGTGATTGCAGAGGTCAGGTCTACCCCTTTAAACCCCCTGTATGATTTTGCATAGGTCTTCTCCTCCGCCGGAGGATTGCTCTTAAATGTAGCCACTTTCTATATCCTCATATTTCGCTTCCAATACCTGCGTACGCTCGAACTCGTATTTGTTCTTATACTCCGCGCCAACGCCTTTGTCGTCGTCTGTGTAGATATACCCCGCGCACCCCATCGGCAGGATGTACCGAGTAAATTCGTCCTCATAGTCCACTTCGCCGTCCATATCCGCGATCAGCGGCATGTTTTGAAGCGGCTCTTTCCCACGCAGCGCGCGCAGGGCGTTGTTCGTTTTGAAATTTTCAGCAAGAATCCAGTTCAGCGTGCCCAGCCAGAATGGCTCATAATCCTGCTCGTCCGCCTGCTCGCCGAACATCATCGTTACCGCCGTTTTGAAGATTTCCCTTGCAGTCATCATGTTCACATGCCTTTCTCATTCTGCTTTTTCACATGCTCTTTCGCCTGCGCTTCCGTGATCTCCACGCCCTTGCCGATAAAATAGCGCGTTTTCATTGTTTTTTGCGGCGCAGGCTTGGTTTCCGCTTTCTTTATGGTTTTTGATTCCGCCTTTTTTGCGCCCCTTGCATCAGCCATAACGTCCCCCTTTGCTCTCTATGCTCCGTCCTGCCCTTTAAAGGGAGAGAGGCGAGATTCCCCGCCCCTCTTCTGTCCTTTTACGCCGTATACGTTTTTTCCGATACGCCGGACGGGAATTCCCCGTCTTTCCTGCCGTACGCTTTCATCGTCTGCCCGCTCTCGAGCGTCACGGATGTGCTGTATTCCTTCGCGCTCACGGAATACCTCGGGTCTGTGCCATCCGTTGTGTAGAAGAATTTCACGCCGTCCGCCGCCGTAATGCTCGCAGAAGCGCCCGTAAGCCCGATCACTGGGAGCGCCGTTACAGCCGCCGTGTTCGTATCTACATCCACATAGATTCCCATCGCCTTCGTGCCGAAGACAAACGCATCGTAATACTGCCGCCCTTCCAGCAGGTTCCCGGATAGGCCGGGCGGGTCTTTATGGATCTTCGTGTCGTCGAGCTTCACGGGAGCGCATCCGCTCTTTTTGTAGACGATCATAAAGTTCGCACCCTTCGGCCATCTTCCTTTCGGCACTTTAATCACCCGCATGCTGTCGAACTCACCGACCTGCCCTTTCACAAGCGATTTCACCGCCAGCTTTTCCGCGCCGATAAACTCCGGCGAAAGACGCAGGAATTTGTATACGCTTGCCGATACCAAAAGCGCGCGGTTTGCTTCCGGCACTTCCGCGTCATCCAGCACAACCGTACCGGACGCAATGCGTTCCACGACGTTCTCCTTGCTGATCGCCGTTGCACTGCCCGCTATCGTTCCCGCCGTGTTCGCCAGCCGTCCAAGCACATACCGATCCATGAGCGGAACGCACTGCTCGCGCACCTGCAATGCAAGGGCGCGTCCCGCAGCCTTGATTCCGTTCTGGTCGGCGTTGTTTCCCTTGTCAATGGTGATCGCAAATCCCTTGTCCTGCGTCAATGTGAGTTCCTGTACAGTGTCCTCCATTTCCTTCGGCTCGCCGTAACGGTTCGTCCCCTTGCGCTGGTAGTCGTTCATGGGCACAGTCTGAAGCGTGCTGATTTTTACAGTCTTTACTCCCGTAAAATCATACTCGTCCGATAAAAGCCCCTTAATCACGCTTTCCCTTACAAAAGCTTCCTGAATTTTCTTGTCATACTTGTCATGTAAATAAATAGGCATACTTGTCTCCTCTCTCGCCCTTTTCGCTCGTTTCCTCCGCTTATGCTTCTGAAATCTCGCCTTTCGGGCTGCTCGTCGCCTACCCCAACACACTCACTTTGTTCGAGTGCGCCGGGGACCCCTTTTTTGTTTTTTCCATTCTCTAAGCCATATATGTTGATCCGTTAATTGAATTCGGAATCAAACCCCGAAAGAAACGCGTCTTCCGCACCCTTCGGCGTTCCTTTTACGCTTCCCGTGGTCTGTTTCCTGTTCTTTTCCGCCTGCCGCGCTGCGGCAAGCTCTTTTTCCTTTTCATGCAAAAGGTATTTTTGATACGCAACAACCGGCGTTGCCCCCGTCTGCTCGATGTCTTTTATGACCTCATCCGGTAACTCCTTTACATCCGGGTACATCCGCGCAAATTCTTCCACGTTCGCGCGAATCTGTTCCTCCGCCGCATTCTGCGCCTCCTGCGCCTGCGCGCCTAAACTTTTCCGCATATTATCCGCGTTTGCCTGTGCGTCGCGCTCCACTTCAAGCTCCGCTACATGCCGCGCCATGCTTTCCTCTAGGCCTTGATCTACCAGCTGCGCCATGCGCGCCTCGATCTGCCGCTCGGCAAGCATCCGCCCGCCGTCCTGCAAAAACGCCCCAACATCCATACCGGACTGCGCTGCCAAACGCTCCACAAACTCGCGTTCCGGCGAAACCGTATTGACTGCCGCCTGAAGCTCTGTGATCCTCGAAAGCAACCCTTCCACATCGGAAGCGGTATATTCCCGTCCCCCGATCTCGAGCGTCGCCTTCTCCGCTGTTCTTTCGCCTTCCGGTTTTACCGCAGCTTCCTCTTTTTCGGTCTCCGACTCCTTTTCCAGTTCTTCTTCCCCGCCTATTTCTTCGGTCCCGTCAAAAGCCGAAACAAATTCCTCATCGTTCCATCCCTGCGCCGTTTCCTCCGGTGCAGCTCCCTCCCCACTGTCTGTGGGGCCATTCATTACAGCCGTTTCCTCCGCCTGCGTCATTTCTCCTGCCATTGTTTTTCTCCTTTGTTTTTTATGAGAAGCGCTATTTTGCGCCAATCATTTGCTCGACGAAAATTTCTTTCTTTTTTCCTCTGGCGGAACACTGCGGGTTTGTGCATTCCATTTCCAGCACTGTAAAAACCCGCGTCTCCGTGTCCGGCGAATCGTCGCCCACGCACATCACGCGGCTGCCCGCTACTTTTAATTCGTTCCCGCATACTTCGCAAATATCATCCTGCATTGCCTTCTCCTTTCGCTACCGCCAGCGCTTCAATGAGCCCGGCTTTGTCTTCTTCCGATATCTCCATCGCGTTTACCGTCTCCACCGCTTCGTCATCTTCCATCTGAACAAGTTCGGAAATAATACCATTTACCTCGTCCGCAGTCAGGCCGCCCCCCTGTGTTTCAGGGCCGCCCTGCTCCTCGATTCCAGGCAGTATAGGTTTTTCCTGACCTTCAATTTGCGGCGGCATCGCCGCCTGCGATTGCATCATTTCCTGTATCTGCTGTTGTTCCTTAATCCGCTCGATAATGCGGTTCTTGTTCTTGATATATCCCTCCGGTATCGCCTCGAGGTACGTCACCGCGTCCGGGATGATCTGATTTGACATCAGATTATCAAGCGTCTGCACCTGCATCAACTCCGACCAATAAGATCCCGCCCCGATGTCGATCTTGAGCGAGAGCGCGTAATCCCCAAGCAGGGAAAAGTCAAACTCGCCGCGTATGTCGTTCCCGTCCGGGTCCTTCAGCGTCACATAGCGCACCCCATAGTTCACGCGCATGATCTCGAGGAAAATACGCACACACGCCTCCACGAAGTTATAAAAATCCATCTTCTGAATATCCAGCGGCATCCCCGCCGCTTTCTGCACCGCTATAATCGCCGATGTGTTGTCCGGCTTCACATTCCCAAGAGCCGCGTCGCTCGCGCCCATCATGTTCCTTGTCTGCTGCACGGTCACTTCCGCCATGTTGACCGGGTCTGCGCTCATCTCCGGCGGACGGAACCCGGCAAACAGAGCCGTCGTCGGATCGCCGACCACTCCAACTGCCTTTCCGGGCGACGGGTCCCACCGCGCGATCTTGTTCTTGTCGTAAATGACCTTCGGAAACGCGCTGTCCTGCACCTGCCGCTGCGCCATCGCGTATATCTTGTTGACGAATATCTGGTTGGGTATCTTCCCGGTGATCGGGCTCACCCCATGATAACTGTTCTTTACACTCTCCCAACTCATCCATGCCAAAGGGTACAGCTTGTATTCCGTGTCCGTCTCTTCCTTTACGGGCGCGTCCCGCGTGCATTTCAGCGTACGCACAGAGCCTTTTTCCTTCCACATCTTTAAAATAACGGTCGTATAATCGTTATCGCCGTCATACTCCGTGTTGGTATAGTAGTCCTCATTGTCCGGCGTGACGCTCTCCCGCGGGAATCCGTTTGCCTCCGCTTCGTCCCGCACGTCCTCCGTCAGCCGCCTGTAAGCCAAGAGCACATACGGCTGTTCCTGTACGTTCTCCTCCGTCGGGTTGCCGAATAAAACATTCGTATTGTCGAGGACGTCCGCCCGAATGGTTCCGGTGTGCGCAAAGCCCGTTTCGGCATCCGGGTCGAACCAGAGATACATGCAGGCGTCCCCATCCACCGCGCAGTTTCTTATCGCCCGGCGGTTTTTATACTTGAGGTTCGTCTGCTCGATGATGTTGTCCACTTCCTGCGCGATTACCTTTGGCACAACGTCGCGTTCTGCCATCATACTCGCTCCCGCTCCATACGGAACGGGAAGCTCGCCTACCGACAGGCGCTCATCTGCCCCATAAAGCCCTCCGGCCTGCGGCCTCCATGCGCCTGTTTCCGTTTCGTTCCCCAGCTCCACGTTCACCGCCACATCGTCGGAGATCAGCATCGCCACGTAGTACGACACAACGGGCTTTAAGAAGTTGAACACCGGTTTGTCAAGGTCGGGCGCGTTCACGCCTTCCCATTGCTTGTCATTATAAAAATTGTTGTTCTGCTTCACAGTCTCGTAAAGCCCGATGGACTGATTGTAATTGATTCCCCTTTGGTATTCCGCCCACACATTTGATGGTTCTTTTTTGATTCTCATTCGCTAAAACCCCCGTTCTGTGGCCGCCCGTCATACGAAAGCATATTTGCAAGCTGCTCCGAAATAGGCAGCTTTCCCGCCTCTTTCTCCGGCTCCGCTTCTATCGTTTCCCGCCCTTCTTTCCTTACAAACGCGAACGGCTTACGCACATACGCGCCCGCCAAAAACGCCGCGATCATTCCAATAATCATAACTATGCTTTCCATATTTCCCTCCGTTATCGTCCGAATCCAAGCAGGTCGTCCGCTTGCTCCTCATACGGCACAAAGTCTTCTTCCGCATCCTCCGGCTCTTCCGCATGCCGCCTCTGCTGCCCGCGTATCTCGCCCGCGATCATGTCCGAGAAAAGCAGGTCGTCATGCTTTCCCGCAATCGCGTCCGGCCTTCCGTTGTCGTCATACACAAAGGTAATCATCTCCCGCAGCGTAGGAATATCGTGGAACAGCCGGATATCCTCGTCTACCTGTCCGACCTCCCTGTCAATGATGAGAGGCCGTGTATTCCCGTCCGTTTTCCAGCCGTATTTCTTCTGTTCCTTTTTCGTCGCGCTGTCATACGTAAGCCGGATATACTGCCGCGGGTACTGAAGCCGCTGTAATTCTTCAATGGGCGCGGTGTTGAAATTCATCTCCACGCCAATCAGCGCGTCGTTGTACCATTTTCCCAAACAATAGAGCTGCCATGTGAACGGACGCGATTCGTTTATCTGCATGTGCAGCGCCGCCACACGCTCTCCCGTCCGGTTATCAATCACCGTCGCCGCAAAGAAATCCTTTCCTTCGCCTTTCGTGTCCGCGCCGATCACGTAGGGAACGTATGGTTCCGGCTCTTTATAAATACGAAGAAAGCCCTGCTTTTCCCCGCGGAAAGAATACTCTGAAATCCTGTCCTTGCTCTCCGCATCGTTCCATGTAAATAAAAAACGCCCCGTTTTGGGCGCTTCCTCTTTCCCTATCTCCGCAATGCGGGCCATCACTTTTTCATTGTTAAACACAGGCCGCCCGCTCATCAGGAATGCTTCCTCCGGGCATGCCGGGTATTCCTGACGGAACAGTTCCGTGTCTCCCCGGCAGTTGTTTTTAATACACCACCGCCGCCATGTAAGCTGTTCGTCCGTCAGGCTGTACAGCCCCTTTATCTCTCGTTCTTCCGCAGTCAGCGCAAAGCCACTGTACGGCATCGCATATTCCGCGTGTTCCCACCACGCGCAGAACACCGGAGCGAAGTCGTTTTCCCCCGCGACCGCCTTGTCCCAAATGTCCTTGAAATCGTCGTACCCGTTCGCCGTCGATTCAATCATTACCATCGTGTTCGGCTCGTTTGGGACAGCCTGCAAAAGCCCCGTCAATATCTCTCCCTTGTCCTTCGGCCAGAACGCATATTCTGAAATATGCAGGTTCTGGAACGTGTCCGAACGCCCAATGCTTCCATTCCCCGCCGTCATACACTTGATCGAGCTGTTCCCGTCCGCAAAGTCAAAGATCAGCTCCTTCGCGTTACTCGCCTTTAGCTCCGGCCTTAAATCCTCGTCTAAACTCTCATAATACCGCTTGCTCATGCGGAACAGGTTGTCCGTCGCCACCGCCTCATGCGCCACGATACCGCTCGAAATGTTCGCCTGCGTCGCCGTGTCCTTGAAGATCATCGCTTCCGTCAGCGTGGAAAATCCCATTTGCCGCGCTTTCAGAATAATGGCCCGGATCGGCCTGCCTTCCCGGTATTGCCCGGCGATCACGCGGTATAGCTTCTCCTGCGCCGCGTTCAGCTTGAAATCCACAAGCCGCGCCTTCTTGTCCCGTATTTTCAGATGCCGCTCTATAAACGCCCGCGTATTAAGTGCCACGTCATAGTCCGTCCTTTCCACTTCGTTTCGCTTTCGCAAAATAACTGGTGAGCGGATAGTTAGAACTTGTCTCCCTCAAGCGCTTTCAGCTTCGATTCCAACGACATATTCCCCGATACTTCCACAGACTGCTCCTTGCGGTCTTTCCAGCCGCACCAGTTTTTAAGCGCGAATATCACCATCGTCACGTTGTACACGCCTTTCGCCCCGCCGTTTACCAGCAAGTCCGCGCGCAGTTCGTTAAACTCTTTTTTCATATCTGCCCAATACTCGTCAAAGCACCGCCGCACCGTATGAAACGAGCACTGCTTTCTTTCGTCCAGCCATCGCCAAAAACCGAACAGCGTCGGCGTTTCCGCGTCTCCCTGCTTCTGTGCTTCATAAAGACAGACCATATAGTCCAGTACATATTTTCCAAATTCTTTTTCGCTGAACTTCATCGGCCTGCCGCCTTTATTACCTGCCATATCTCCAATACTCCATTCTTCCATTCAAATCGATAAATATCTCCAATTCGGTAACTCCCGCCGCGCATCACAAACGCGGCCGTCTTTCTTCGGTCTGCCCTGCTGATCGCTATTGCCGCAGTTTCATCCCAGTAGTGCTCTGCATTGTATTTATCCATTCCATCACCCAGCCTGTGTATATATTCTCTCAGCCAGTCAAGATACGTCCGCATCTTCTTTAAATCCTCACTGCCGCCCTTCTTCGGCCAGCGGCTGTTATACTTTTCTACATTGCCCCACAGGTAACCTATGAATTGCTCCGGGGAAAGTAAATCTTTGATGTAGTCTATTGTTTCTATCTCCCTACCGTCGCAATAGTGCGCCGGGTGGTTTACATTGTCGTACTTCATAGCCTGAACCCCACAGTCTTGATACTTTTTTCTTTCCCATTCAGAACCAGCTTGTAAAACTTCTGCGCTGATGGTCTTAATGCCATCTCAACGGGGTAATCTCGATAGTCCATAAAAGAACCCGTAACAATTGTTTCCACAGGTTTAATCGATGCTCGCTTGTTATTCCCGTCTACATATATTTTGTCCCGTGGCATATCAGCAGGAGAATGTGTATGCGCTGATATGTAAAAGTCTATCCCGTCTATGGTGTCTGCGTAATGATAACGCATGGTCTTATTGGTCTTGTGCATCACACATCCGAAGTAGTGATGCTGCCTTATCGCCTTGCCCGTCCGCTTTCCTACACCGATATCCAGTATTCCCATGTTCTGCCTGTATCGATCTTCAATATCCAATTTACAGGCAACGTCATAAATTGGGAAACCGTCTGAATCTTTACTAGACCGCGTTTCATGGTTTCCGGGCAATATGGCTACGATCTTGTCCCGATGGTCGTATAATTCGTTTGCCAAAAACCGCTTTTGCTCGTGCGGACTCATCGTTTGCCCATATACGTTGCTCTTGCTCGTTTTAAGCGCGTTGTCTATCAAGTCCCCTGCATATATCACGTATGCATTAGGCTCTTTCAGGAGTGCCTTAAAACGCTCCCATAGAGTATTATTAAATGCAGGCGATCCGATATGCAGGTCGGCTATGCAGTAAATATCTATGCTATCAAATTCCATCGGTGTGTTGTACTGTATCAATGTAAAATCTTGCCTTACTTCAAACATACCTCACCTTTTAAACACCCATGCCCCGCCCCGCTGTTACAGTGTTTACTTTTCCCTTTTCTCCAAAACAAAAACGCCACCCATTCGGATAACGTTTTTTGCTTATATTTGCTTTAAGCCCGCTATTTATATGTCGCTGCGGGCAAGCGGCAATCATTTAATCCTATTCCGCTCTAAAACCTGCTCTTATCTGTGCAGGAAACCTACGGCTTGGTTTTTTCGGGTATCAGCCAGCTTGGGCGCACGGCTATTCCCGTTGGCACTCGACGGCTTCCCAAATGCCGCCTGATTATAGCGGTATGCGCCTACCCGCTTTCACGTGACTTTATTGACCTCTCCGCATGGAATCTTATAAAAGGGGCCGCTGATCTCTAGCCAGTCCGCTCCAGCCCGCCCCCGCGCAATTCTCCGCAGGCATACGGTTCACTGCATTTTATTCGCGGATTTTCGTGCGTTTCCATGCCTACCCACGCACTGGCACTGGTGGAGATGACGAGAATTGAACTCGTGTCCGCGAATATCCGCTTCGGGCTTACATCGCGTCGAAACCATTCACATCCCCATATTGCCGCAGCCTTTTCTCCCGGGTGTTCCTTGTGGATTTTTGCACCTTGAAAGTGGTTCCACCTCGTTGCGGCTTTTTATAATTCTCTGACGCTATCATCCTATCACAAAAAATCGCCGATTACCGCCGAATAATCGCCGAAATTTTATTTAGGGCCGATCTTTTTATATCTCCTGCCCTGCTTTCGCTATATCCCATCCTTGCCGCCGTTTGCGAGGCCCGCAGCCCATCGAAGTATCTGCACTGGATGTATTCACGCTCCGCCTCGGTAAGCCCCGCATTATTTACGATCCGCATGATATCATCCGAAAGATAGTAGAGGTTTACGATCTCTTTTCGGATAGCGTCTATCCTCGTTCCGTATACATCGACCATTTTTTGTACAGCAGCAAACACAGGATCGGAAGTAAGGCCGCCCATAACCCGGACGGCATCAAGATTTTGGCCGCGCAGCATGCGCTCCGCCAGTGCGTCCTTTTTATCCATAAGTTCCGCAATCTGCTTCTCCTGTTCTTCTATTCGTTTTTTATATTCCGAGTACTGATACAACTTGTTTTCAACCGCTTCCAAATCCGCCCCTCCTGTGGTATACTATATTTAGTGAAAATCAATACCCAGAAAGAGCGGTTCCTCAGCCCGAGGGCTGTTCTTTTTTTACCTCCTCGCCTTACATGCCATAGCCGCTATCTGGATACATTCAGCGGCTGCTTGGATTGCAGATTTCTCAATATAAAGAGGCCATTCTCCAACTTCATTATTTTTAACGCAATCCCAATATTCTGCCAAATATCCTCTTATACAATCAAATTCATCGCCCGCTTCCTCGACCTCTTCGAGAATCACCGCATACACCTCATGCGGGCTATTAAAATTTCCACCGAATTTTTTAGCCGCTCTCTCGTATTCCTCGTTCATCAGCACTTTTACCGCTTCTTTCAGTTCTTTCATTTCGTTCCTCCATTCTTATTTTTGCTTTAGCGCATGGAAAATCTATATCGTCAATATCACAATAATCGCAATAATCCACATACCCGCATGGATAGGCGCATCCAAAGGCATTATCATGCGTTTCGAGCAATTCCGTGTCAAGTTGCTTCAAATCCATCTCTCTTCCTCCGCGTCTGTGCGCTTATAGTCCCATGTTCCATAGCGTTATTTGCTGATCAAAATTCATCCAGAGTTTTTCAGTCCGGATTGCTCCGCTGTTTGCATTTGCCTGTTTTGTTTCCGTGTGCCATCCCGTCAGCATGTCGTTGTAAAGTTCATTATCGTACCCGGATAGCACCACCATACCGCAATGATTCAAAAGCAGCCGTAAAAGCTTTTCGTGCTCTTTCGGATCAAGCATTTCGTAACTATAAATCCTTCCTTTTCTCACATCAGGGGTGTAAGGCGGGTCGGCATAGATAAGGCAATCTTG